AGTGGATCAACTCCAGTCTCAGCAGATCAACCTACCGAAGCTGCTCAGTGACTTCGACTACTACTGCCGCACGCTTCTTCGTATCAAGCCGAAGGACTCGTCAGATGAAGACGAAGAGGCATGGGGGGGGGAAGAGTCCTCTGCACCGTCACTTGATGGGCTTGTAAGCCTGGACCTGAATATCCCCCAGCGTCTGTTGTATTATGGCATTCCTGAAAGTATCAAGCAGGACCGTCGGTTTCATTACACAATTCTCAAACGTGGCTGGCAATGGTACGAAAAAAACCGCCAATCGCTGCGTATATACATTCTCAAGGCTCGCCAAATGGGGTCTTCGACCCTCGCAATGGCGCGATTGTTCCACCGTATCCACACCGTTCCCGCGACAAACAGCATGGTTGTTGCCCATGACGATAAGGCAACGTCCGGGTTGTTTGGCATGGTGCGGCTTTTTCTGGCCGCTCTTCCTGAAGAGTTTCGCCCCAGGACGAAAATCTCCAATACCAACGAATTGATCCTTCAAGACCCCAACAGTCTCAAGGGGATGAACTCCTGGTTCCGCGCACAGACCGCTGGGAACAAGGACATTGGCCGGTCGTCAACCATCCGTCACCTCTTATGTTCTGAAATTTCGTCCTGGATTAACCCTGAAGAAGTGACGGACGGGTTATGGGAAGCAGTGCCTGACGTAGCGGATTCGACGATTATCCTAGAGACAACGGCCAAAGGGGTAGGATCGTGGGCACATAACGTCTGGTTGGGATGTAAGGAAGAGAGAGAGGATGCCCTCTTTGATCCGGTGTTTCTCCCCTGGTATCTCATGCCGGAGTATCAGCGAGTTCCTCCCAAAGACTGGCAGCCAACGGTAGAGGATAGAGAGTTCAAAGCAGAGTACGGGTTGACGTGGAAGCAAGTCTACTATTATCGCCGTAAGGTGAGGTTCTTCGAGTTAAAGCACCCTGGGCAGGGGAAAAGACTTTTGGCCAGTGAGTTTCCTTGCAATGACGATGAATGTTGGACCTCTTCAGGAAAGTCGGCTTTTATTGATGATGTCCGTACCTGGGTATTCAAAAACCAGGTACAAGAGCCAGAATTTCACTATACGGTGAGGAGCGGGAAGATTATTCCCAGCGTGACGGGGGAGTTACGGGTGTGGGAACCGCCGTGTCCTGGGGCGGCGTATGCAATCGGGGTCGATGTTGCACATGGGACAGGGGGAGACTACAGCTGTATTCAGGTGGTTGCCCATCCTGGCTATCGACAGGTTGCAGAGTGGTCACACAACCGAACTGATCCCAAGCGACTTGCTTACATCATTAAGCCGATTGCGGAGTGGTACAACGAGGCGGTGGTAGCAGTCGAGGTCAACGGGTCGGGTATGTACACGAACGGCACGCTCTGGGAGATGTACTCAAATCTGTACCGATGGACGTTCTTTGACAAACTCCGTAACGCAGAGACGCAGAAGCTGGGATGGGAAACGAGCTTTCGCACCAAGGAAATGTTAGTCGATCACGCAAATTCTTTGTTGTACCAGATTCCACCAGATTGTGTGATTCGGAGTGCCCTTGTTGTCGAGCAGATGAAATCGTTCCTGGCGGTGGCTGCTGTGGGTGGGGGAATGTCCTATGGATCGAACGTGAGAGATGACGAACTGATGGCCTGGCTCATTGCCGTCATGTGTTGTTGGCAGAAGATTGCGAAGTTTGACTATGGAGAGACCCCGCCGCAAGAGAAGCACTGGCAGCCTGGAGAATTTCCGCCGATGGCAGGGCGCGACTTTGATCCGGTGACAGAGGATATTCTGAACGGACGGTACGACATTCGCCGTGGGAACACGGACTGGATGGCACAATAGGAGAGACATATGGCACAAGGATGGGGAGACCCACAAAAAGGTGAGCAAGTCGATGTACAACTGTCACCGCTGACATTTGTTGAGCCTGAACTTGCTGTTCCTGTTGAACCTTCGCCTGCTGTTGCCGAGATGATGGAGCGTTTTCGGCAGGACCGGATGTCACTTCCTGGTGATCCGCCTCCTGCTGCGGCAGAGATTTTAGGGGGACATCAGGAGGTGGATGAGCAACGAGCGCATGAGATCGTAGAGCTGGCAGTGTTACAACAAGGCACCAATGCCATTCTAGGTCTCCTGACCCCGGACCATAGAGACATGATTCTCTATGGGGCGGCAAAGATGGGGGTTGCTCCCCACATTTATATTGCAGCGTTGCTATCCTATCAGGGACACCAGGGGTTACTCTCTGAGGCGATGTTGAATCCGACCTGGCTGACGCGCTCTTTCGAGACAGCGGCGCGGGCAGAAGATTTATGTGAAGGGCCATGCAAGTTGATCTACAAGCCAGGGCGTCATGGGCAGCGGTATTGTTGTAGCACTTGCGGGCGTTTGGCAGCTGGAGAGGTGATGAGTGCGGCGCACAGTGAGGAGTGTTCCGTGCATTTGCCGACAATTCAGGCCAAGAATGTGAGAGCACATGCAGTCGCTTGAGATCATTCTTTCTCGCGCAGAGAAGTTGACAGACGGGGCTCCTGTGTTGGAGCGAGTTGCTCAGCTGGGCCTGATGTTCTCCGTACTCAGGCATTCTATAGAGGTGTACGATAAGGGAGGGGCGGCACAGGCGTCTGCTGCGGCAACAGCACTGATGGGCAAGTTGATTGACCGCGGGGCGCTTGACGGCTTTCTTTTCTCTCAGCCTCATCTTTCTGTTGAGCAGGAAGAGAAACGTCAGGCATCTTCCTCACTCCAGCAGACGGTGGATGAGGCAGTCAGTGATCTTCAGGATGTCTTTGCATCGGCTGGTATTCATGGGTCAGACCTCAATGTCGTTGCGCCAACGGATGAAGACCTTTACCAACAAGAGCAGCGTGCGGCAGGAACACTGCCGTTTGGTCACATGGAACCACCTTCGCCAGAGACTTCGGCTTCTCCTTCGGAAGGGGATGTCGCGGTGAATCCTGGAGCAGGGTGGTCTGTGAACCACTTGACGAGAATCTAAAATGGCAAATCCTCCGCTGACTTCTGTTGAGTTGAATGCTTACCTGGATAACCTTGAGTTGGAGTCCCTCCAGAGCGTGAAAAGTGTGTCCAAGGAGTGGGACGACCACCTTAAATACTATAAGCACAAGCAATGGCCGGAGCGTATCCCTTCACACCGGCAGATGTTTACCGCGAACCTCTGTAAGCTGACGGTTGCACGTAAGACAGCAATCATCACGGATATTAAGCCTACTATTGAAGTCAAGGCACAGGCACACGGTCTGGAGGAGCTGGCAGAGCAGGTAGTGACTCCGGTGATGCGGGCCAACTGGGACGAACAAGGATATGGCCAGAAGCTTGCCAACGGAATTATCCCGATGGCGATGGTGTTTGGTTGTTGTCCAGTCAACGTCTGTTATGACCCGTCGCTGGATAATGGGCGGGGGGATATGACGATTGAGCCCATTGATCCGCGCTCTTTCTTTCTTGACCCAGCAGTTGTCCGGGCAGTAGACATAGATCGGGCAGAATACGCGGGGTTCAAGACAGTGAAATCTCTTCGTGAGATTCGCACTCTTTTCCCTGACCGTGGACATTTAGTTGCAGCAGATTCTACACTCAGCCGATTTCTTGAATCCCAGCCACGGGTGTCTACACTGGAATCGCCGGTACAGTCTGCTCTCCGTACCGCGGCCTTTGGGAGGCAAGGGGCAGGAGGTACACCAGTTTCCTACGCTATAGACCGAGCAGGGATTGAAGAATTTCTCTTGCAAGATAGTCGAGTGATTGGAGAGTTGCCGAGAGAGCTGCAAGAACGTGCGTTTGCTCAAGGACGAACGCTGAATGATCTGGCTTGGCCAGGAGGGCGGCGGGTCGTCAGGGCAGGGCCAAACAAAGTTATTTTATTCGATGGTCCGAACCCTTATATCGACAACAAAATTCCGTATGAAATGTTTGATTGGGGGGTAGAGTTTGAGCATCCCTGGGGGGAGTCCGAGTTGGCGATGATTAAGTCGCTGCAAAATATCGTCAACAAACTCGGGGCGGCGATTGTAGAGAACGCAATCAAGATGAACAACATGATCTGGGTAGGGGACAAGGATGCGTTACTCCCGCACGAGTGGAATCAACTCAGCGACGCGCCTGGGCTTCAGGTGAAGGTCAAACCGCAGCGGGTGTTACGGCGGGAAGGGCCGCCAGCCTTGCCGAGTTCTGTGTTCCAATTGATGCAGTTCTGTATCAATCTGATTGACACACTGACTGGTCTTGTTGATGTCACGCAAGGGCGGAGACCCGTGGGGATTGTCAGTGCTCACGCAGTAGAGGCGCTGACAATGGCAGCACAGACGCTGATTCGTCTTCAGGCATATAAGCTAGAGAAATTCATCGAACGGATAGGGCAGAAACTTGTTGCCCGTTTCTTCCAGTTTTATACAACCGACCGTGTAAAGTACCTCCTCGGGCCTGGGGAGCAACTGATGGCGTACCACTTCGAGCGGAAAAGGCTGTTCGATGCACAGTTGGTAGAGAGTGGGCCAGAAGGGGCCACAGAACGGCCCTTCGAGCCAACCAGGGACTTTGCCGACCTGCGGTTCAAAGTAATGCAAGGGTCTTCTCTTGCATCGACGAGGATTCAGCGGGCGCAAGTGGCAGGGATGTTACACCAGGGAGGAATTGTTCCTGCGGTTGATGTCTTGCGGGCGCTAGACTGGCCAGACCCAGAGGGAACGGTTCAGAAGGCGCGGCAGGAGAATATGGCGGCTGGTCTGCTGGCGGGAACAGCGGGGCAGAGAGGGAAGGGACCACGACCGCGGTTAGCTGCCTAGGAGGAGGATGTGTTGAAGATTCCTAACTGGTGTGCAGTCGTGATTCGCAAGACTTCTACCGTGTTTCATGGCACCTTCGAGCTGATCTGTGAAGACGGCAAAGTGGTAGGAGTGAATCGGCGAGACTTCTTCAACGAAGAGATTGCGCGGAAGCGATTTCCTGAAGTGGATTTTGACAGTTACAACGGGTTCTCCAGGCCCCCTTCCGAGTCGGTGAGGAAGCCAGAGGAGAAGGAGAGAGAAAATGGACCCACGACAACTGATGGCCTTAATGGGTAATGCCGCGGGTGATGTGGCAAGGACTGGCGGCAACATTATTAGCCAGCTTGCAGGAGGGAATATCCAAGGCATTATTCCCTTGCTGTTGTTCTTGGCGGGCGCTGGGCTCAAGCCCATCTCTTCTGCGGTATCTTCGATGGTAAGCGCGATGGCTCCAGAGGAAGAACAGCCAGGAGAACTGCCTGCCCCTCCTGAAGGGGGAGTGCCACCGTTGCCATTTCCTAGTGGTGGGCCACCCCGTTTGCCGATAGGAGTGGGACCGGCTGGGGGAATGCCCGGAGGGGGAGCAAATCCTATTGCTGCCTTGTTACTAAGAGCAGCCATGCAACGAGCTGCCGCTGGTGGAGGAATGCCTGGGCCGGGGATGCTACCGATGCGTGTATAAAGTGTTGTAGTGATGAGGTCGAGGACTACAGGGAGGGGGCGGAAACGCCCCCTTTTTTATTGTCAAAATTCCAAGAAAGGAGTCATACTATGAAAGGCATGAGCAGTGGAAAAGGTGTGACGTTTCCCTCCAAGATTACAGGGGGGGGAGGAACATCTGCTCCTCGTCCTGTCAAGGGAGCCCGTAAGATGTCCGGGAAGAGGTAAACTCCTATGCAAGACGCACCTGTTGTTCCAGGGATCACAGAAGTAGCGAGCGGATCTGAACCCATGCAGCTTTTGGCCATGTTGGTGCGTCTCAACCAGAAGAACCCGGATTCCGTCAACAAATTGCTCTCATCGCTCGCCAAGCTTTTTACTCCACAGGAGCCGCCGGAACCACGGCAGCCTGAGCGCACCTCGCCCTTCTTTGTTCCTGGTCAGGTGTTGCCACAGGTGCCTGGACAATCGTTTGCTCCTGGTAGGATGCCCTTTTAAGAGGATACGATCATGGCAGAAGGACAGGCTCTTGTACTGGATCATATTCAGCCTGGCGGACAACCTGGAACGCTTTCTGGCGGGTCTCAGCACACTTCCTCCCCTGGGGTGACTGAGGCAAGTCAGGCAGCACAATCCACGGAACCGACATTCTGGAATGGTGATCCCACTAAACTGTCTCCCGAACTGCAAGAAACCTATCGGAACATGCAGCGGGAATTTTCAGCGAAGACCCTGGAACTTGCCTCTCAACGCAAGGAATGGGAGAAAACACAATCTGATCTGGCACAGGCCCAGGCGCAGCTCCAGGCATTTCAGGAGCAAGCGCGGAACTGGGAGGCATGGGTGCCGGTACTCAACCGGCTGCGTGAGCCCTCGGTCATGGAAAAGATCGCTCCGTATCTCTATGGAGAAGGAACGCCACAGACGCAGGGTGCACAACCAGCTGCCACGCCAGCAACATCGCCCACACAACCAGCGTTCTCTGCTGACGATGATGAAGTAGCCACGGTTGCCCTGGTCAAGAAGATTATCGACGATTACAATGGTCGAAACTTCATGCCACAGGTGCAGAAAATGTACCGTGAGGACATAGCGAGAACGTTGCAAGAGGCGCAGAAGTGGATCGAGAATTATCTTGGTCTCCACGACTCTGCCCGTCAGCTAGAGCTGGAGGAACTCTACGGGATTACCCCCAAAGAAGGGGCTAAGTTTAATCTCCGTGACGTGCTCCAGTATGCTGTCAACAACGACATCCGGGATCTGCGTAAGGCCAAGCAGTTGCTGTACTACAATGACGCGATGCAACAAGCACAACAGGTGAACGCGCAGCAGATGCAAGAGGCCATTGCCAAGGCGGTCAAGGAAGCAGAAGACCGGGTACGAGCAGAGATGCGTCAGCAGGCACTGAGTCACAACACCTCACTTATTCCCGGAGGAACTGCCCCACAGGTGGAGATTGGCAAAGCGCCCAATTCCTACAAATCTGTGGAGCAAGGAGTGATGCAGAGATTCCTGGAGAAGGGGTATCGTCCGTAAAGACCTCTCGTGATGACTGTCCCCTGTTTCACTGAGGGAGCGTGGCATTTTCCTGCCACACACTGCGGGGTTATTCTCTGACGTGAGAAGGAGGATAGCCTATGGCTGTCACTTTTACCCAAGAAATTGACGACCTGGTATCGGCAACGCTGCCAACGTATATGCCGGTCGTCGTGGATCAAGTGTTTAAGAGTATTCCGTTGACGATTCGCCTTAACTAACGATGGGGCGAGTAAAACTGGGTGAATTGCCAAGGACACCTTATTGGCGAATTGTTGATAAGGCAACTTGCAGCCAAGTTGGAAGTTATGCGGAAGAACAAGATTTGCACGGTATGTGGTGAGGAAAAGCCGCTTTCGGAATTTTCCTTTACTACGAGCATCAGACAGTGGGATTCTTGGTGTTTCCCGTGCAAAAGACGATATGCCGCCTCATATAGGGACCGGATCAAAAAAGACCCGGCACTACAGGCAAAACGCAAGGCCGTTCTCCAAGAGTGGTATCGGAAGCTTCGTTCTGATTCTGTGCGATGGGCGAAGCACTTAGCTGAGCAACGGGAAAGACGGAAGGCGAAGTGGCGTGATGATCCTGACTATAGGAGATCTGTCAAGAGCAAGAATAACCGTGCCCGTCTCAGGCGTATGCAGAACCCGATTGCTCATGCCAGTTATCTGGAGAAAACAAGAGCAAAGACCAGGGAGATGAAGAGTATTGTGTTTCAGTCCTATGGGAATCGGTGTTCTTGTTGTGGAGAGAGTGAACAAAGCTTCCTAGTGATTGACCACGTTAATGGAGGTGGAGCGGTTCATAGAAAGGCAAAGAGGATAGGTGTTGCGTTTTATCGTCTCGTCATTAAGGAAGGGTTCCCGGATACGTACAGAATTTTGTGCTGTAACTGTAACTGGGGGCGTTTCGTTAATGGTGGTACTTGTCCACATCAACTTCCAAAAGGTTCAGAGACCATCTCTTCGGAGAGTACACCTGAAGCGATTGCAGGTGGAAGCGCCCAGCCCCGCTACTGTCCGTGGCGGGAGATGACATGGCCCACTCTGCATGGTGACATGCAGCAGCCTACTATTCACTAGGCGGGTATAGGGTAGCGACCTATGCTGAATATCTCAGGTATCGAGAAAGAGAACATCAAGCTAGAGGGCGGATCGGAGATTCGTCAGCCTTTCGTGTTCGACAAGTTACCGACCGGCTGGTACGGAGGTCAGGATACGCACGATGTTTCGCAGAAGGCCACACAGACCGCCATGCGGTTTGACTGGAAATTTGCGTATGCGTCGGTGAATATCCCGATAACCGAGTTACTGATGAACGCCGGGGCTGCTGCTGCATCGTCGTTGGTGACATCGAAGATGCAGACCGCTGAAGCCTCTATCCGCGAGATGATAGCGACCTCGCTATTTTCGGACGGTACGGGAGCTGGCGGGAAAGAACTGATCGGGCTCAAGGCTGCGGTCAATGACACGGGCTCCTACGGCGGCATCGCTCGCACTTCGACAGAAGGCGCGGTGCTCAAGTCGTTTGTCGATGCCACGGGAGGCCCGGCAACGCTGGATCTCTTCCAGAAAGCATATGGACAAGCGACAGTGATGCCGGAAGCGCCTGACTTGATCGTTACGACCCAAACAGTCTTCGACCGCATATGGGCGCAAGCTCAGAGTGCCCAACGGTTCACCACTGCCCCTGGCATGTTGGGCGAAGTCGGATTCTCGTCGATTCGCTTCAACCGGGCCGACATTGTGGTAGACCAGAGCTGCCCTAGCGGCGAAGCCTATTTCCTTAATTCTAAATGGATCAAGATGGTGTTTCACCCGCAACGGCAGTTTGAAGTGGAGGGGCCATACCAAACTGCACAACAGGACGTAAACTTGAGCGTCCCTATCTAAGTAGGCTCACAAGGTTGAGAGAGGTAGAAAATAATGCTGGCAAAGTCGGGGGAACTCCGATGCCCGGTTTGCAAGAATGCGGAAGGACAATCCCGAACCAAGCAGTCTCGTCTGTACGAGATAGGCGTGTGTAGAGAGCAGATGCCAGCCGCGAAAGCGAAGGTGTGCTCCGATCTGTATGGGAACATACAGAGGACGGCAGAAATGACCGTTCTTGCCATGTCGTATGTGATATGGTAGATAACAGCATGAAAAGTGTGGAAGGTCTACGTTGCGATGGCCTTCATTGTCCAAGCGCCCCGTCTATGCAGTAGATTGACGGGCTTAACCTAAAAAAGTAGCGTTGGAAGATACTCGTACTACCTTCCAACGCTTAGCCATACCGAAAGGAGGTTCGGGATGACCAATAACGAGAATATCTCTTTTATCTACGGCTTAAAAGACCCCGCGAGTGGTCTTATCCGCTACATAGGGCGGTCCAATTATCCAGAAGGTAGATTGGCTACCCATATGAGTGAAGCGCGTAGAGGTGTTCGTGGGGAAAAATGCGACTGGATCAGGGCTCTCTTTGCCCAAGGTCTTCAGCCAGATCTGGTTGTACTTGAGAAGGTGGTTGGTAGTAACAGTGATGCTGAGGCTGCTGAAAAGAGGTGGTTTGATTTGTCCCGTCATATAGGGGCACTTTGTAAGTACAACAGAGGTGGTGGTGCTTTCCCTGGGAGTGGTCGTAAAACCGCCCCGCAGAGGTTTTGGGTTCGGGTGGATAAAAATGGTCCCTTTGCTCTGATTAAGGGAAAGAGAAGCCGCTGTTGGTTGTGGACTGGAGCAAAGAATAAAGCTGGGTACGGCGTCTTTAACATTCGGCCACGACGGTCAGGAGATTCAGGGTCTATGCAAGCCCACCATTGGTCTTATGCACAGGTGTTTGGCTCTATTCCTGAAGGTTTTGAGTCCGACCATCTTTGTTGCAATCCGTCGTGTGTTCGCCCTGGTCACATTGAAGTGGTTTCGCATGTTGAGAACCTGAAACGTCGAAGGCTCGGTCCTAGAACACACTGTAAGCAGGGCCATGAATTTACTGAGAGGAATACCTATCGGCATCCTGTCACTAGGAAGTCATATTGTCGTGTGTGTTCCTTAGCTGCGAGCCATGCTTCAAAACGGAGGCGATGGCAAGAGGTAATGCAACGGGCCTCAGATTACAGGAAGAGAAAGATGGCTACGCAAGAAGGTCTTGAGGTCATAAGAAGGCGGGGGAGGGAATACGCTGCACGTTGGCGCGAAAAACAGAAAGCGTCTACTTAAATCTGACTAGACAGCCCCAAAAGACCTGAAGTGGGGATACGGGAACCCCTAGCGACAGCCGGTTATGGTTCGCCCTGACCGGCTGTTTGTGTGTGTAGGGGGTACGATGTCGAAACGGCGGAAGAAATTGACCCGTGGATTTGCCCGGCGGAAGCAAGAGCAGACAGCACGAGAGAAGCTGGTTGCTGCGTTCACGCAAGGGCACGGCGCTGCTTCGGCTGAGAAAAAATAGCGTATGCCATTCTCTGACAAAACGATCACCTCACTCCTAGGAATGCTGGCAGATGCAGGGACAGCGGGGAGTCAGGGGAGTGCCAGTTCCATTTACCCGCCAGGCACGCCGCCGATGCAGTTACCGCCAGCCAGTCCATTAGGAGGACCGTGGGATTTCTCCTCTCCACGGGAGATTCGCGCACTGATCCGTCAGCTAGGGCGGAATCCTGTCCTGGATTTCTTGTCCCGGATGGAAGGGGGCGTTGATTTTAACTTGCCGACCTCTCCATTAGGAGGAGAACGGGGGACGGTATTTCCGCACCTACGGTTTCCCCTTGGGCGGTCACTGACGTTGTTCGGTGGTCCTCGCTTTACCCTTCCTCCACCATCAGGAGGATCGCTGACAGATGTGCTGCGGTTCTTTAGTGGAGGCAGCCCATTTGTGGGAGGAGAAATTGGAGTAGAGGGACGGTTCTAGGTATGGGACGAATCGTTTTTCAGCATGGGGATAAGACGGTCAGCACCTATCACTTTCCTTATACGCCACAAGGGTCACGAGGGATTGTGAGAGCAGAAAAAGTGGTACGGAAGCTGGCGTCTGCGGCCAAGTCGTCCGACCATCGGACGATAAGGAGTCGGAGAGGCTAGACATGGGATTAGTGCTTTTACCGGAAGAGGCAACACGGAGAAAGTCATTCTACGTGACGGGGGTTCGTAAATACTACACAACTGGGGCAGATCCTAAGCACCTGCCACCTTGGTTTGTGGCTGGACTTGCACTGAATGCAGCGAAGGCGCAGGGTTGTGATGAGATTGTAGTCAACCCTGAAGGAATGCGACCACGGCGATATGCAGTCAAGAAAGTCGAAGAGATCGTGCGGAGAAACCCCCAGCGGTTCAAGGGGCTTGTCCGCACGACCCCGTTATCACCCATTGAGAAGCTTGTGGCCAGGGCGCACTTGCGTACCGGCTCCGGGCTGCTGCAACTTGATTCCTGACCGCCGTTTACGGCGAGTACCCACTCACCCTATTTGTTCCCCTCACAGGGAACTAGGAGGATACTGTCATGGCTGTTATGGTTCTGAATCTTGCGTCTCTTACCCCGGTTTCATCTCCCGATCTCAATTCCGACAAGTCCACACCAATCTACACCAAGGGAGGTCTTACCTTCATGCAGGACGCCTTTGGCCCTAAAATCTTTCGATACGGACATAACCGTTCAGGGTCAGTGCAGGCGCAAAGTGAGCTGGCCTCTCGGGTTGGTGATGCAAACGGCGTAAAGGCAGTGACCGACATTACCTCTGGAACAACCTTGTCTGCCACTAAGGTTGGGGCCTGGACGGCTGACCTGGAGGTTGGTGCTCTATTCTATGTATTTGACAATGACGACTCGGCTGGCGCTGCCCCCGAGGGTGAGGTGAGTATCGTTAAGTCAAACACTGCTGATAAGATCACGCTTGAAGACAGTATGCCCCTGACGGTTGCATTGGCAGCAAATGACGACGTGCGAACAATGGCAACTTATGGGGTTGACGACTCAGTGGACGGTGATTTTGCTTATGCCGTGTTTGGGGTTGTTGTTGGGCGCGACGGCATTTCCGATAAAAATTACGGGTTCTACCAGAGCTGGGGGGTCTGCCCTCGCGTACTCGTATTAGCCTCAAGTGCTTTGACCGTAGGAGAAGGAGTCGTTGCTGATGCAGCTCGCGTGGGCACCTCTGGGGCTGATGCGGCAACCTTGCATGTGGGTGTTGCTCTTATGGCCAAGTCTGCCGATATGGTATTGGACATTGCGCCTATTCAGATGACGCTTGACTTCGTTGGCGTCTCCGCAGGGGCGTAAGTTTCACTTTAGCTACCGTGAACAGGGCCGCTTCGGCGGCCCGCCACTATTGGAGGATAATGTTATGGGAGCCTTGACAATTACCATAAACCGCTATTTCACCCAGGGAAACCTGCGAGGAAGAGAGATCACCCTTTCCCCCAGTACCAGCTATGCCGCTGGAGGGGAGACGTATACCGAGCAAGGGTTGGGGCTCTTTGAGATCGTCAACCTCCAGGTGTTCCCTGACGACGGATTGCAGCCGGAAGTGGACTACACTAACAAAAAGGTGAAGGTCATGCAGCCGGTGCAGATTGAACACAACGCTGCACCTGATGCGACGACTGTAAGACTTAAAGGAGCAGGAACGCCAACTGCCTTTGAACAGAACATCACGGCTGCTGCCAATGTCAACTTTCTTATGAAAGAAGCTATTGCCGCAGCAGACCACTCGGCAGCCAAGTTCCGGGGCATCGTCATCGGTTACTAGGAGCACACATATGGCACAGGATTCGGAAGCGAACATTCGTAGTCCGTCTACTCCGCAGGTTCTCCACTCCCCTGCAAACATTGACGCAGAACGCTACGAAATTGCAGAGAAGACCAGGGAACTGCGGGGGGAGATGCCAGCTCAGAGCAGAGAACGGGCGCGGTCGGAGGAATTTATGATCTCAATGCCTGTCCGACCGATGCGGCCCAGGTCAGTACGGTCGAGGCGATAGAGATGCCGAAGAACAAGCCGGGGGAGGCGCGTATTATGATTGCGCTTCCGTATCCCAGGGCAGTCAAAATTCGTCAGGCACGAGAGCGGGCGCGAGAGAAGACAACCCGAAGAATCCGAGTCAGAGAGCGATAGGCGATGCCAGATTTTGTTCCTCTCCTCTGGCCGTGGCATACGCTGCCGCACTCGTACCAAGCTCAGGATATTCAGGCAGCGTTACAGGGAGCCTCTCTCTTTCCTGCTCTCGCAACCAATGTCCTGCGGCAAATGGCAAGGGGTGGAGCAAATCCAGAAGCACTCAGGTCAGGATTTGCTGCCTACATGAAGGCGAATTTCCCTCGTTTCGCCAGAGGGAATCTTAGTCCCTGAGCGAGGTATTATGGACCTGATAGCGCAACAAGTAGCTGACGGGCTCTTTGTTACGGCGAATCATTGGTGCTCTGTCTACACCAACGACCCTGAATTGAGGGTGTCTTTGAGTGTTCCAGAAGGAGACCTGGCCACGATTCACTGCTGTAAACATCCATGCTGGCTCACAGCTACGTCTCAGGACAATATCCCCCCTTCCTACCTAGTCTATGAAAAGGGAGAAGACTTATACCTAAACATGATTGACCCAGACGTGCCCTTTTTTCAGGACTCGCTTTTTGTTCGTGCGGCACTGTTTATCGACAAACATCTTCAGGCAGGGCGGAAAGTTATCATCCATTGTAATCAGGGAGTGTCCCGGTCTCCTTCTGTAGCATTAGTGTACATGGCGCGGAAAGGAATGCTGCCGATTGCCTCGTACAATATAGCCAAGACTGAGTTTGAGAAACGATTCCCGTTGTACAATCCTGGTCTTGGGATTCAAACCTATTTCCGTAATCGCTGGGAGGAACTCACGCATGTATGGCCAGGTGAAACCGCTGAGACAGCCCCAATTGAGGGGCGTTAGACGTATTCGGCAGCCGCGGGGGCGACCGACACTCAAAGGGGTCTACCGCATTTTGCGGCCACGGAGAGCGCGATAGATGGCGACTGACCGGGAACTGCTGGCTGCGCTGACAGATAAAGCCTTCCAGTATGATGTAGACCCGCTTTTTGCCCGTAAAATTGCCTGGCAGGAGAGTCGGCTTGGTGCCAATCCTATGGCTCAGTATGCAGTATCTTCAGCTGGGGCTATTGGTCCTATGCAACTCCTGGCATCGACAGCCCGAGATCGTGGGGTCAACCCGTATGTCCCACTGGAAAATATCGAGGGAGGAGTAAAGCAACTCTCGTGGTTACGGGACAGAGTAGCGGGGCCTGGTGTTCCCTGGGTACAACTGACTCCTGAGCAGAAGCAGGAAATTGCCGGGGCTTATAATGCAGGGATAGGGACTGTCCAGCGACTGAAACGGAAGTACGGCCCGTCTTGGCCTGAACACGCTTCTCCAGAGACAATTGACTATCTCGCCAAAGTTATTGGGCCAACGACTCCTCCCCAAATACCTTCGGTCCCAGAGCCTCGTACAATTCGCCTTGGTAGCATAGAAGCCCAGCCTCTCAACCTAGGGCGTCCTACGTTGATTCCTTTTTACGATGTTGGGACTGGAAGAGAGTTGACAGCCCCTGAAGCTGTTGCTAACGCGGTTGCTCTCCAAAACGAGGGGGTAGCGTTCCCGGCGTTCATTTCCAACGAGGAAGCGGGTCGTATTGCTCAACTGAACTCGCAGGCAATCACCCTGAGTGGTAAGCCATTACCCACTACCCAGGCACAGGCTGTGGCCGATTATATCGAACGGCTACCTGGACTCACCCAACCAGAATCCTTTGGTTCTCTGCGTACTGCTCCTTCCCCAAGTGTAGCCGCTCGTGCTTACTCTTACCTGAACCCTCTCCCTGCCCGAGGAGTAATGCCGGGAGAAACGGAACCAGCTTGGCAGGGAGGTCCTGGTGCTGCAACGTTGGCATTGACTGGCTTACTTGGTCTGAGTGGAGCAGGGACAGCGGTTCCTGCAATCAGGGCAACTGTTCCTCTTGTTCCCACGCTTCCTGATTTACTCACGAACCTTGCGCTTGGCACAGGAGGGTCGATTGTTGGCAGCAGGGTTGGAGAGCGAGCAGGGAGGCTGCTAGATGAAGATATTGGAGCAGAGTTAGGCGCAGAGATTGGTGGTGTGATAGGAGCATTGCCGAATTATAGAAAAATAGGGATGACTAGAGGAATTGTTCCTATTCCTCCTGAAGGGTTGTTAAAAGGTACAAAAGTGCTGACTCGTCAAGGAAAAGCGCAGCCAGTGTTTCATGGAACGCAGGCAGCACCATTTGAGCAGTTTGATCCCCAATTCATCGGGCCACGAAATCTCTATGGGGAAGGGTTCTATTTTACGACGGAAGCAGAGAATGTTGCCTCTGGTTATGCGGGAGGACATCGGCTGAAAGCTCTTGCTCGATTGTCCCGTGAGATAAAGGCAAGTGACCGTGCTTTTGGGAGGAAGTTATCTGGCCTCCCGGATGATATTGTAGCACCGTTGCGACAGGCATATGAGAGCATATTAAAATCGCCACGAGACAGATTTATTCTTCTACCATCGCTTCGGAATGAAGCTGTTAAGGCTCAAACAACGGATGAAGCGCAGAGACAGTTGGCCTCTCGTCTCGGTCAGCTTTATCAAGATCCGCAAATAGGAGGGCGACTCCGAGATATGAGTGAATTGGTACGTCGCCGCTTTCGTCTTGCTGAGGATTTAGCTGATGTACAGCAAGAGTTGGAGCGATCTATAGCAAGACCAAACATTCGGCCAGTTTTCCTAAAAGTTCGTAATCCTCTTGATATAGATAAGCCATTATCTTCAGAACAGCACACCTCCTTACTTGCTGCTATCCAGCGTCTCTCTGCTCGGCTTGTTGCTCGACCGGGAAGACCTGAGTTAGACACGAAGGCCAGGACGCTTAACGTTATTGTGGAGCAACTACAGGATGCTTTGAGTGAGGGGCGACGGCCTCTAGGTGCATATTATTACAGCGTACTAAATGAAGTATTGTCAAAAGCTGATGTGAACCGTTTGTTACAGAATGCAGGCTTTGATGGCATTACTCATATTGGTGGCAAAAATGTAGGGAACGTGACGCATCGGGTCTGGATAGCCTTCAAGCCTGAACAGATTTATCCGGCTTTTACTCCAGAGCTTGCCGAGTTGCAAGCTCAAGAACTGACGCGTAGAAAGATTGCCAAGGGAGGGACAGTACCGCGCATTCATCCGCAGTCTTTACCCCCTTTGGGGATATTACAACGTCAGTTACAGACCCTTTCTGTTCGTCAATTTGGGAAAGGTCTGCCCAGCCAAGAGCTAAAGAAGCTTGCTACAAAGGCATTAAAGGAGGGAAGAATGACTGAGGAGGATCTACTCTCTCAGCTTGCTTTCTATTTCTTCAGCAAAGATCAATAGTGGCTGTGTACGTAGCAGAAGACAGAGGAGACCTTATGGCTTACCCTTCAGTACCACGGACACCAGGGGCAAAGACGGCGATTCGTTACAAGATGCGGAAGTTCAAAGAGGGACGGTTGACTTCGCACGGACGCCCGGTACGGAAGAGAAGCCAGGCATTGGCGATGGCTCTCAACCGAGCCCGAACCGTCGCCTCAAAAAGGAGATAGATGTGGCAGAGCGATGGATTCAGAAGGCGATCAAGCACAAGGGCAGCTTACGGCGACAGCTTGGGGTGAAAGAAGGAAAAACTATTCCATCTGGAACCTTAGCCCGAGCGGCACGGTCTGGCGGTACACTTGGTCGGCGAGCGCGGTTAGCCCAGACCTTGCGGAAGCTTGGTCGGCGGAAAGCGTCCTCACGGAGGTAACATATGGCGGGGATCACAAAAGAAAGCATTACCAACACCCCCATTGAGGTTCTGGCGCACCCAGGGCGCATTGTTGAGGGCATGGCGATTAACACTGGGGCAACCTCGGGGTATCTGGTATTTTTCGACAAACGAGCAGCGGACGTGACGTTGGGGACCACGCGCCCTGACTATTATGTTTCGGTGTCCCCTGGGGAAAATGATCCGATAGTGAATGCTGGTCCCCTGTTCTTTTTTACGGCGATTACCGTGGCCGCTGTAGACACCCCGCTAACCGCGTTAGCTGCTAATATGAATGCTTCCTTTCAGATTATATAGGGGGGAGTATGGCAGAGTTTACGTTTGCTCAGGCATTGGAGACCATCCAGCGGGTGGAAAATGAGTACCGGGCTTTTCGCTTTCTGCGGGAAGCTCTTAGCCGGGTAGTGGAAGCAGAACAGGAGCTGCAACGGTTAGGGGAGAAGAAGACCCAGGTGATTGCTGAGATTGCTGCGATGGAGAAGGCAGAGCGTGCGCGTGTTGCGAAGGAAGTTGAGCAAGAGCGACAACGCTTGGTGAAAGAGGGAGAAGCCCATCACCGCAACGCCGAAAATGCCCGACGGGAGCAGGCAGAGGCTGAAAAGGCATCGGCGCAAGCGCAGGAGAAGATGGTGCGCGAACTCGCTACTCTTGCGACGCAATTAGATGCGGCACGGGAGAGCTACCGTCGCCATGTGGAAGAGATCGGGCGTGAGATGGAGAAAGAGCAGTCACGCTTGTCTACCTTGCGAGCAGAAGTGGCCAAGGTAGAGCAGGAAGTGATCGCAAGTCGGCAGGACCATGAGGAGTTGCTTCATGCGATGGACGCCGAAGTGAAGCAACGGGAAGAGAAGTTGGTAACGTTGCATCGAGCGATGGAAGAAGTCCGTCGGCAGGCGTCTCTCGTGAGTCAAGCATAATAGGAGGATATTTTCATGCACTTCATTTTTCTCCTTCTGCTTCTTCTCTTTTCCCTGAACCCATCGCCGGTTTGGGGACAGCCTATCATCCAGGGACAACAGGCTGATGGTGCAGCAGCCGCGGGGTTTCCTGTCCGTGTTGGCGGTAAGGATGGGGCAGGCAATGCACAAGACTTGGCCACGGATACAAACGGCGAGCTTCAGGTTGATGTCACTTCCACTCCTTCTGGTGCGAGTGCTCAACAGGTGCAGGGGACAGCGGCAGCAGCAGCAGCCTCAGTCGGCAATCCCGTCCAGGTTGGCGGGGTTGATGGTGGCGGTCTCATGCGGGCTATTTCCACCGACACTACGGGAAAAGTTAACACGGTTGATGATACAGAGTTGCCTGCTGCGGCAGCCCTTGCTGATGGGGCTGGGGCTACCCCCACTACACCGACTGTTGGCACTGTTCCCTCTCTTTTCAACGGGACGACCTTAGATAGGATACGTTCTGCCTCTGCCTCGACACTCACCGCCACGACTTCAACAGGCGTTGCTCTTGCCGTTCCTCTCAGCACCTGGTCAGTCACTCATACTCCGGCAGCAAATACACAGGCGACTGCTTCTAAAGGGTCAGGTGGAGGAAGTGTCCGGCATGTAACAACCAGCATCCATGCCTGTTTCGCTGGAACCGCTGCTGCTGCCCCCGTGCAGGTCAACTTACGCGACGGGGCGAGTGGGGCAGGAACTGTCCTCTGGAGTGGGTATCTTGGTATCGAAGCAGTCAATGCCGCTAATTGCATTAACGTTTCTGGCCTTGCTTTTATCGGTACTGCTGCCACTGCCATGACCCTGGAGTTTGCAGCTGGCGGCGGAGCTTCTACTAATCAAACGGTGTCTCTTACTGGTTTTTCTGTTCCTTAATTGTGTGGGGGCAATATCCATAGGCACCTAGGGCTTGGTTGCAGTTATGACACAGAATACGGAAGTCAGAAGGAAAACCATTTTTTTTGAGCCAGAGGTAAAGTCTGGTGCCTTTCCCAATGGCTCGGCGGTGAGCGGCTCCTCCTCCATTGATATGGTCGAAGCTAAGGAACTCGTAGCGTGATTCTCCACAGCAAACACAGACAGAACCGTAAATCTCAAGAACTCGGCTTCTCTCTTGTCTTGCTAATTGACGAGACCGCTCACGAAACTTGTCTCGATTACGAGCATAAATCTCCCTCGAATGTTGACGTACCCGCTCTAGGTTGTTCTTCGCCCAAGTACGTTCGTAGGCCCGGCGGGCTGCTTTCCATTCGGGGGTCTGTTTAGCGAGCCAGGCTCGCTTGAGTTTGTTATGTCGCTTTCTATACTCCTCGTAAGCTATGGGATTGACACGGAGATTTTCCAGAAATTGACGCCGTTCCTTGCGGAATCGTTCTTTATTGCGTTGATAGTAGCGTTTCTGAGCTTCTGTTCTACGCATGGAGGGTATGATAACACCTTTGTTTGTTTCGGCAATCTACTTTCAACGAATGAAACAGTCACACTGACTGGCTTCTCCGTTCCGTAGTGAGTGAGGTGACAGATGGCCACTGTCAGCCACACGCTCACTCCTTATGAAACCGGCCCCCGTGCAACGCTGGTAGTGTGGACACCGCTCACGTCAACGAACGTAGACGGCAATGCGTATGAAACCCCGGTATTTGTCGATAAATCCGTGCAGGTGCTCGGGACGTTTGGGGGAGCGACGGTGACAATACAGGGGGCCAACGTTTTTTCTCCCACGGCATCGGATTGGGACACGCTTCACAAGGTTGATAACACGAATCTCACTTTTACTGCCGCGGGGATTTTCACCGTGTTAGATAATGTGGTGGCGATTCGCCCGCTGCTCAGTGGAGGTGACGGGACGACCAGCATTACCGTGCGGCTGCTGGCCGCTTCTTCGGCACGAAAGTAGCCGGTTGGAACAGAGGAGTGTAATCATTGTTTCTCGTGGGAGGGTCTCATGGCGACCATTGCGGTGGACGATCTCGCTGAACTGCGACGGGCATGTAGTCAGGCAGGGATGCGCGTGAACTATAGTAAACCCCAGATTAACACAGCCTTACAGGCAATCGAGGATTGGTTTGACAGGAATCGCCCTGCGCTTGACGCTGCTATTGATGCGGCCACTGTGCCCTTTGTTTTTACTGTCGCCCAAAAAGGGGACCTCATTTTCGCTTGCCTGGAACAGAAAGGTCGAAAGAAGAGGTAAGGAGAGTGGCGACTCATTGGCAGAGTATCCTCGGTCATGCGACGTTACCCGATACTTCGGGGAATGTCTTTTGGGAACCATACTCGGTCAAGGCAACGAATGACCAGTGGAGACACGGCGTCTGGATCTTTAATGACACTGCGACGCGCCTCCTGCTCTATGGACAGTTTGTCGTGCCACAGAACTACGTTGGTTCGGCGAAGGTTTATCCTGTGTGGACCTCAACAGCAACTACTGGGAATGTTGTATGGGACTTCGATTACCGCACGGTGGGTGGCGATGATACAACGAGCCTTGACCAGGCTGGTACGGAGGAGGCGCTCACTGTTACGGATGCTGCGCCGACTGCGGCACACCGTCGTCTGACTCCTTCGATGACCCCTACAGCGGGCAATTTTTCCGCTGGGGAGACGGTAGAGTTTCTCTTGGCTAGGGACGGTGCAAATGCGAGTGACACGATGGCAGCAGCAGTGATTCTCTTCGATCTTCTCTTTGAGTACGCGGATGCCTAATGGGACGATTATTTAACGACGCCGCTTTTGAGTATCTTGAAATCAACGTGGCGGTCGTCACCGCGCCTCCCTTCACACTGGCTGTATGGGGACGGTCAAATGATGCGACGGTCAACCAATGCCTCCTGTTTGTTGGGGATAAAGATGTTGTGAACCACCGCTTTGAACTCGTGATGGCGGGCGGGATAGCAGGAGACCCTATTGTGTTTTCCCGCCAAGGGGGAGGAGGGACAAATAACGTGCTGACGACAACCGGCTTTACAACCGGGACGTGGCATCATTGTTGTGCAGTTGCTGTCGCTAACAATGACGCGCATGTGTATATTGATGGTGGCAGCGAGGGTACGAGTACGACCAGTGTCACAGTCTCCGGTGCAGACCGCACCTCCGTGGGTCGTGCTGGAGCTTCTGAGAAAACCCGCTACATGAGTGGGGATATTGCTGAAGTGGCGATCTGGAATGTTGCTCTTACTGATGCTGAGGTGAGTATACTTGCCAACCGCATGTCTCCCTTGCTTATGCGTCCGGGCTCACTAGTTGCCTATTGGCCTATTATCGGTGGCTCACCAGAAGCTGATTACGCAGCGGGCAGTGCGAACAACCTCACGGTAACAGGGACGGTGATCTCTGATCATGTGCATATTCAGAAGCCGTGGAGTTGGGGGGCAGTGTGGGGAGGAATAATAGGTGCGGGTGTCGCGCCAGTGGGATGGGAGCAGTTGCTCAGTCACCGCAGGAATAGGCTGGTGAGATTGTAATGTACCACGGGGATATTCGACTCGGTGACACCATTGATGTCAAGTTTACCACAGTCAATACCTCCGGGGTGCCGACTACCCTTGCGGGGAGCCCCACCGTTGCTGCGTACCCAGGGAACAGTACAACTGAGATTACCGCGGGGATCACGTTAACGGTTGACTTCGATGCACGCACGGGGTTGCACAACGTGCGTGTCGTTGCCACAAGTGGGAACGGCTATGTAACCGCAACAAACTACACGCTAGTGATTACCGCCGGGACGGTAGGGGGTTCGTCCGTTGTTGGATATTGTGTTGGGTCATTCTCCATTGAGGCACGTTCTGCGGTAATGCCAACCACTGCGGGTCGTACCCTTGATGTGAGTGCTGGGGGAGAGGCGGGTCTTGACTGGGCAAACATTGGGAGCCCAACAGCCTCGCAGACATTATCTGGCACCACGGTTGGGACAGCGACGGCGCTTGGGGCCGGAGCAGTCACTGCCGCAGCCATTGCCACTGGTGCCATTGATGCCGACGCACTGGCGGCAGACGCCGTTGATGAAATTTGGGCAAAGGCAATGACCGAGCTTGGGAGTGTACCGGGGGTTACAGGGACAGTGCTTCAGGCGCTAGAGTGGTTGTTTCTGCTGGCCCGTAACAAGATCACTCAGACCTCAACTACCCAGACCCTACGGAACGACACAGATACGGCAACGATTGCGACGGCAGCGGTGAGTGATGACGGAACAACTGCTACCAGAAACGAATGGGCGTAACAGATGGCAACATTCCGAATGCCTGTGACAATATATGCCCTTCAAGCAGACGCCGATTTCAGGGTTGTCTGGGATGGGGGCACTCTGCGTGGCAAGAAGACAGATTGGTTGGCCTCTTCTGAGTGGGGGTTGATGGTCCTTAGTGATGAAGACATGAAGCAGTTAGAAGGTGTAGAAGAGACAGAGGAGGGGCAGAGAGAGATCGCACAGTTGCGGAATGCACTTTCTTCTGGACGCTACTGATGGCTGTAGACACCCGTGATAAACGGTTTTCCTTCATGCATCTCGACCTGCCTTTCCCTGGAGTGTTTCCTAACCCAGATGGGACGATTGATGCAGGGGACCGGCTACAGTTCCTAAGAAAGTATCGTGGGATTGGCATTGGTGTTGCAGCGAAATTTCCCTATCGCCCTACGCTGAGGGCAAGAAGGAGATAGTAATATGACGTGGTTGCAGGTTGTGCTCATTCTGCTCGCGGGAGCAGGTATTGCGTTGGTTGGACAGATAGCATGGATTCTCTACCAGGATCACCGCTTACTCTATATGACGGTTAATCGCGTGAATCAAATTGATGCCTGGGCTGGAGCAGTTGATCGAGAGCGAAAACAACAGCAGTTTGCGATTCCCCCTTCTCCGGTTCCACCTCCACCATTAGCCGATGGAGCGGGTGACGTAGCGAAGGGGTAAGGAGAGAGCGATGGCCAGAGTAGACTTTGACCAGCTAGAGACGTTGACTGCAAATTCAGTCCCGTTCGTTGGCTCGAATGGGGCACTCACGCAGGACAACGCTAATTTCAGTTTCAATGACACCACGGATACGCTAACAGCGAAGAATATCACGGTTCCAACGAACCTTACGTTATCAACGTTCACGCAGAACTCTGTGCCTTTTGCTGGGGCATCTGGTCTCCTTTCGCAGGACAACGCTAATTTTGCCTGGAACGACACGACTGATACCCTCACGGCGAAGAACATCACAGTCCCAACGGCACTGACCCTTTCGTTCCTTACACAGAACTCCGTACTTTTTGCTGGCGCGTCTGGCGCTGTCTCTCAAGACAATGCGAATCTTGCGTGGAACGATACGACCGATACGCTGACGGCGAAGAACGTAACGGTTCCGACTGGCCTGACACTTTCTTTTCTCACAGCAAACTCTATCCCGTACATTGGGGCTTCGGGGGTGGTGTCACAGAACAATGCGGCACTCAACTGGAATAATGCGACCAGCACACTGACTGCGACGAACATCACGGCGACAACTTTTACAGCGACGACCTTTACAGCCACTACTTTCACGGCAACCAACTTGATTGCCAATACCGTCTCAATGACAGCGACATCCTCTCTAACTGGGTACGCGCCAACTGCGAACACTAGCCCGACGACAACTGGTGCATTCAAGCTCCAGACAACTACTACTTCCACTGACATCCGTGAGTACCTTATGCACGTTGGGCTGACCTCAAATCAGGGGTCAACACACACTGGCTTCAACAAACATAAGGTTGCGCTCTACGCAGCGGTTGACGCTCTGAGCGGTACTGGCGATGTATGGTCCTTCAACACAGTAGTGACGCAAAATGCTTCGTCAGGTACTTACGATGCCCAGGGGTATGAACTCGACCTCAACAACAACAATGCTCACCGGGGGGACACAGATGCAGCTGGCGGACTTGCCGCCCCTGTTTCCTACGGGCTCACTGTTACTGGGAACGGCTCGTTTCGTTCCACAGCGGCAATCCTCATTAGTGGACCAGGGACGGGGATTTGGAACCGTGGTATTGTCATTGGTAATGCGAGTGTCACCAATGCTGTTGGTGCGCGAGGATCAAGTTTCCAAGATTTGGGCACTGCCCACAAGTCGATTGACATTCGTGGGTCTGTAACCTACGGCATCTACCAATCCCAGACTACAGCAGTCAACTATATGGCTGGCAATTCAGCGTTTGGTCTCAGCACTATAGACACCAACCCCGCTCTTGCTACAGAGGCGATAACCCTAGCTGGAGGTAAGTTTCTTGGTGGAATCAACGCTGCGGGTACAGTAGTCAAAAAGTGTATCGGAGTCACGAGTAGCGACCGGGTACAAATCAGTGGTGATGCTCTCGATATTCAGTGGGGGGTTGCACTAGTTGCCCTTGGTGGTGGGGCAGCGCCTACATTGGGAACGATTGGGGGAAGTGGTCCGGTGACGGCAGCGCAGAATAGCTGGATGCGGGTGGTTGATTCAGCGGGAGCGGCATTTTGGGTTCCTGCCTGGAAGTAGGGAGTTCTCATGCTCAAAGTGAATTTAACAGGCACTAAAGACGGGGTGAATGTTACTTTTACCTTGGCTTCTACCTCTGTGACAGGGGGACTAACGTTCATCGTGCATAACGGCGTGATCCAGAAAATTGTCACTTCTGCTCCGGCAGTGGGGGAATGTTCGATCTCTGGAACAACAGTAACGATGGGGCAGGCTCCAGAGGCTGCACACTCTCTCTGGGCATTTACACAAAATGCTCTAACTAAAGGACTGAAGCGTATTACAATCGACGGCAACCAGAACGGGAGCAATACCAGCTTTGCCCTTTCTGAAACGCCAGTAGCAGGATCAAATATCATTTTACTAGTAAATGGTGTTGTGCAAGAAGAAGTTGCCGCTGGAGCTACGGCGGGCCAATTTACCATTTCCGGGACGACGATCACGTTTGGGTTAGCTCCAGTCGCTGGATGGGGACTTTTTGTTTATGCCGAAGAGACGGCCACTATTTTCATCCGCAAAGTGACCGTGACTCCTACACCAAATGGCGGGACGACCAAATTCAAGACAAATTACGTCCCTCCCAATGGATTTTCCCCACTCTTCCTTGTTTTGCACAATGGGATTGTCCAACAACAAATTCCCGATGGAACCCCTAGTACAGGGTCGTTTCTCTTGTTGCCTGACTTTTCTATCCGCGTCGGGTTGCCACCGGAGTCCACACATATGTTCGAGGTCTACGTGGTGGGCCTCGAAGTCGGCATTGTCTCGAATATCTATCAAGTTACCTGTGGAAAGGTGGCAAATCGCTTACTGATCCTAACACAGAAACGCCTGAACATTACCGAGTGCGAGCTGGCAGTTGATACTGCCTACCGGCTGCTACTCGACAGTTACCAGTGGAGCCACCTCTATGTTGAGGGGGCATTTGCTACGGAGGCTCTGAAGTCTGCTGGGACAGTCAGCGTCGTCAAAGATTCTACTGTGGTCACGGGGGCAAACACCGGACTGTTGACAACAGATGTAGGCCGGTATTTTCGTATCAGCACACAGAGTAGCTTTTACACAATCACGA